ATTAATTCAATGAATTAATATTTATTTTTATTTGGGGCGTAGATTCACCAACGGGATTTCTCCTCTCGGTGTGGACGCAGAAGACCATTCGATTCTGATAAACGTAAACTGAGTTCTGTTGCACTTTGGGCATTTGAGTTTCCCACAAGAAGCCAACCCATCCGTAGGTTTACGATCCTTTAATCCAACTTCAATATTCATCCATTCTCCTTTATTCATCTGGACTGGTTTTGATTTAACGAATCGGTAAGCGCCTTTCATGTTTGAGTTTGCGTCAGCACTTTTGCTCACTACCCGACGATGAACTATTCTGTTGCCGTCAATTTTAATCCATCCCTCATTATCAACGCTGATATGAAATGTATATTCCTCTGTTTTATCAGCTTTAATCTTTCCTGTCCATTTTGCCGAGCGTAGTGGGTAGGCGCATTCTTTTTTATTGTAATATTTAACCAGCATCTTTTTCCCGTCCACATTATCAGTCGCCATCGGCATCGGCAATGGAATGTCCAGCGGCTTCATTAAGCTGGCATCGAATATATTATTATTTCCAAAAGGAAAATAAAGTGTCTTGTCAATGCGCTTGACTGACTTGCCCTTGAAGACGCCTGTGTAATAGGTCGCGGTGAGTCCATTTTTCCCATTGCTGGCAACCACCGTTTTGGAGTCGCAAGCAAACACCCGCGTACTCGCCTTACCTGTGGTGACTCCACCGAAAGAATCCATGTGACTACGAACTACCTTGCCGCTCGTTCCCAAGTCATCATCTTTGGACTGTGATGCACTGCCATCAGCCAAAATCATGTTGCCTTCGTTCTTGTTTAAGCCAGCAAACGCATTGGGATAACGTGTTCCCTCCTCTGCCCCAACCCATCTTGCTTCACTCAGGTTCAACTCGGAAAGGTTTCGGGTGGCAGACAATACGGTTGTTGGCCGTCCTATGTCAGCGCCTTCAACAAGACCATAGCTGATTGCCTCGCAGGGTATAGGGTTGGCAGGAGAATGACTTGCCCAGTTTGCTACTGCTTCTTTATTAGCGGCCTGACGCTCTGGGTCAGATGGTGAACGCAATGTTTCGGCTGTACCTAATTCAGACTTGATGGCTGATACCGCAAAAAGTGCGCCAAGTTTCTCACTGTAGGAATTACCAAAATGACTTTGTTTTGAGTAAGATAACAACTGCCAAGGCAATCGTCCTCTATTATCGTTGGCAAAGCCAATATGGGCCGTACCAATCTGCTTTAGATTATTAACGCATTTGATTCGTCGAACTTTTTTCTTGGCGTAAGCCAATGTCGGTAACAGAATAGCCACCAAAACTCCAATAATAGCTATAGTCACTAAAAGTTCAACCAAAGTAAAGCCATGGCTTACCGACTGTTTCGCATTCGTTCTCATAATGCGAGTATAATTTATTTTTTAAAAAAGTCAAGACTTATTTAATAAATTTTATTTCAACCAATCATCTCCCTCTATTCCGTATTTCACTAGCCCTTCAAACCATTCATTAAACCATTCTTGATTAATCGGATCATCATAGTCTCCTGTTTCTGACCTATAAATTTCAAGAAACTCACTATCAACTTCAAGAAGAAGTTCTACTTTACTACCTTTAGATTTAAGCTCTCTTATTATTTCAAGCCGCATAGTTGATTCCTCTAAAAGTCAAGCCACCTTACATACCCGTAAATATTTAAAATTATTAAAACAAACGACATAACTGCTGCTGCGTAAGCTTTCTTATCTAAACAATATTTGCCAATAAACAAATTACCCACCAACCATACGGGCCAACATTCTATCAACCCATTAGCGTTAAGATAATACCCCAAAAGAACAAGAACCGCTCCAATCCAGCCTAGAATATCATTTCTAAAATATTTCTTCACGCTAAAAGTCTTTTGCTTTCTATGCTCTCGATATTGGCTTGCTGAAAAATTTTGTACTCACGTGAGGTCATTTTTATTAAAAAGTTTTTTTATCCACAACCAAGGAATCTCAACCACGGTCTTTAAAAGATAAGCTACGCTCCAAAAAGCAAGCAAAAATAAATCTTTGGCTCTTTGCGACGACATTACGCAAGCTCTACTTTATTAAAGTTTGTATTAAACCCATCTTTTTCCCAATGAATCTGAGTACCTGTGTCTCCATTGAACCAATAGTGGGCGACCTGTATTTCAACTCCACCTTCTCCTTCTTCGTAATTTCTTTTGAAATAAACATCATAAATTGTGTCTATAAGATTCGTATCGTCTTTGGCGCGGGAATGCATCCAAACAAAATCAGTTGCATGGTCAAAAGTTTGAAAATGCAAGACGCCACCATCCATCCATCCACTCACATAATGCGGATTCCAAGAAAGGTCGTTTTCCTCATCGAAAGTCATATATTCTCTTTCGGGAGCAAAGCTGCCTCTCGTATTGTGACTGAATGTCCATTCTCCTTGTTCGCGCTCATAACAGTAAACTCGATAGGGCCATTCACCATCCGGTAATTCAAGCATACGCTTGTCTCTAGTTTCTTGCTGTGCAATCGTAGGTAGTACTGCGAGCGCTGGTACAGCTTTAATGAAGTCTCTTCTGTTCATAATTAAATATTATTATTTATTTGTCGAAAAAATCAAAACATTACTTTTTCTTTTTGTCCTTTGGAAAATAGTTTTTTTCCCCATGCTTCTTACAGATTTCGTCCCACCAGTCTTCTTTTGAAGGTTTGTGGGGATTGCTCATGTCAACAGGCGTTCTGTGAACGTGTTTACTTTGCAGATGTTTCATGGCTGTTTTGTCTCTCATATTATTTCTCTTTTATTTTGGGTTTATATTTAAAATTGACTTTCGTAAATCTCTTCCGCTATCTCCCAAATAAGCTTATCTTGATTTATTTCAATACCATACTGAGATTTAAATTTATGATTGTAAGAGTCAAGCTCCGACAAAGTTAAATTAAAATCCCCTACGGTAGTTCTATCTGACACAAAAACCTGTGGAACTTCAAAAATATTTAAAATTTCCTCAACCTGAGTAGAAAATCGTTCGATAGCATACTGCGGGACATTTTTCATATCGTCAGAATCATACTCATCGTCCGGTTGAAAAGAGTGCTTCACTGTAGCAAAGAATATCATCTTTTTTTACTATTTCAAGAAAAAAAAGACGGTGAGAAGATCTGGAAAGAAGTCTCACCGCCTTTAGGTGCAAAACGTACTCCGCGATTGTGAAAGCGTTTCCGAACTGCAATGAAAAGAGGGAAGTCACGGCGTAGAGTATCCATTTTTGTTACAAGCACCACACTTTTAACCGTGAAATGGCTCAGACGAAACAAGCTCGCTAGGGTGAGCCGCCCGTCATGTCTCATCGCTATTCTCTCAATTCAAAATTTATTAAATAGCGAGCGGGACGCATTTCTCCCGTCGCCTCGAAGGAGCTAATGAATCCGTAAAAGCAACAGTTATTATCCCGTTACAGGTGCAGCCACCAGCTCGCTATTTAAAATTCAAAGAACAAAATTAATGGGTGGGAGGATTCTCATTTACCTCCATCGTTTCGGGGTCACAGCTTGAGTTTCGTGAGAAACCCTACTTTGAACCAGCCCTTATAAGCCCCCAGAGACGGTTATCTCCTGCCTATAAGCCCTGTACCTTAACTGCCGCGACAGCAGTTTATTCGGTCACACCCTTCGCTAGTGATCAACCAGCAAAATTATTTTAAAGAACAAATATTTTAGAGTCTTCTAAAAAGGCTCTTGGTTGATATTGATCAATATCTTTACCAGTTTTTAAGTCTACAAATTTTCCCTTTTTTCTGGATAGCTTTACTTGATGCTTCCACTTGGGGCGAGGAGACTTCTTCTCCTCTAAAGAATGAATGTCATCCAAATCCACACACCCAGTAAGAGTTTGCTTAGTCCAACTAACGTCACCTAAATTCAAAGCGTGTGTACGTTTAAGCACTACATTGCCTTCGGAAAAACGGGAACCGTCTTTTTTGCCCTTGACCTCTAGGCACTTCTTCTTTGAATTGTAAATTATTACTACTTGCAATGTACTAACTCACTTTCTTGCTTGTATTCGTCTACCTCATCATTGGTAGCCATTCTTAAATCAGCCGCCTTTGCACCTAAGAGAGTGTCTTTGTGGGGTTCTGACGTCATTACCGACGAAGAATTCATTTTGCTTCTCACTCTCTCTACTCTATCTCTATTAAAATTGTAATAAAGACTACCGTTTTTAATTTCTTTTATATTCATCTTTTCGTCCTTTTTGCTTATCTTTAAATGATAGGGGATTTTTTTTATTTGTCAACCCCTTTTTTTTAGTTTCCCACCAAGGACGTTTGTATCCGAAGATGTTTTCGAAATTTTCCCCGTATTTCCTCCGATTTACCGGTCTTGGTTTGTCTCCTTTTCCCGCACTCACTTGTAAACTTTTTTTGTTCTTTTATGTTTGCCTGTTGACGCTCCTCGATCCTTCTCTCCAAAGATTTTGTCGTAGTTGTCTTTATATTCTTTGCTTCCACCCCCGAACATCAATGGCATTCTATCTTCGTCTTTTAAAACCTTTTTTCTTTTTATTTGGCAATGATCCTTATGACCGTTATCTTCAAGCCATTCATACGTTATGGATGAAGCGTCTTCGTAGGATTTTTTGGGCTGTGATTGGTATTTATTTGGGGTTCTAGGCAAGTATTCCATTTCTGCTTGGGTTCTCCGATGCTTCATCGTCTTAGAATCACCATGTTTTTTAACCCTTTTCTGAGCAGCTTTGTGATGTTGCCTTATTTTCCCTTTCCCTGCGTCAACCGTACCGTCTTTACGGTATTTCTTTTTTTTATCTTTGTAGTGCTTTTCTCCCATATTACTTATTATCTTGTTCAGCGAGCCAATCTTCCAGTTTTATTCTAGGTTTGAATCCTAATAATTTTTTAATTTTATTAATATTTGCTCGAGACTCTAAAGACTCGCTTTCTCTCATAGGTAAAAAAACGTAATCTCCTTCGATCATCTTAGCTATATCCATGACTGAGTGACTTTCGCCAGTTCCTACATTTAGAATCTCACCGAAGATTTCTTTATTAAGTGTCTCTCCAGCAAGCATATTAGCCTCAACGACATCACTAACATGAACAAAATCTCTAGTTTGTTCTCCCGCCCCGACTATAGTCATTGGTTCGCCTTTCGATTTTTGTCTGTAAAAAATCCCAATAACCGGCGCATACTGTCCTTCCGTGGGTTGTCTCTCCCCATAGACGTTGAAATATCTAAAGGTAATAGTATTTAATCCAAATAAATTATTATACATTTTACACAAAAGCTCTCCAGCCACCTTAGATGTAGAGTACGGATTTAAACAGTCTACAGGCATATCTTCGTTTGACGGAGTTTCATTCTTTAGCCCGTAAGCCGACGATGTTGACGAATAAACCACTCTATCTATATTATATTTTCGAGACAACTCCAAAATTTTTAAAGTACCCATAAAATTAACTTCGCAAGTATCCACAGGGTTTTTTAGGCTTGGTGGGATTCTAGAGCGCGCAGCGAGGTGAAAAACTGTATCTATCTCAGCGTTTTGAAAAATAAAGTCCATTTGCTCACAAAGGATGTCGTATTTTAAATAATGCGCTTTATTGTTGTAATGGTATTCGCCGTCAGAAGATTCATTATCTACTACAATTACCTTTTTTTCCCGCTTTATTAGCTCATCTACAATATGTCCACCAATAAAACCTGCTCCTCCTGTGACCAAGACATTTTTCATTGTGTAATAGTATATATGAATTTGATTATTGTTTCCAGTTTATCTTGCGATGAGGGCTTATATTTTAGATATATTACTATGTTAGCCAAAACAGATCTTCATTATGACATTCTTTTAGAAGCTCAAAAGGAAGATATAGACTATTATTTCAAATTATTAAAGAAAAAAGGATGGTTTGATTTTGTTGATGATTTTGTCCAGCCAGAATGGAGAGAAGATGGTATACGAATTGACAAAAAATTAAATTATCCAAAAACTATTCAAGTAAGTAGTATAAAATGTGAAAATACTCTAAATATTTTGGGACAACTGAAGGGGTTTAGTAAATGGGATCAGAAGATATAATATATTTCCACAAAGGAGTCAAACTCAAAAATCTTGGGATTCATATAGTTATTCCAATATATCATACTAAAGAAATCTTAATTATAGCAAAACAGCCCCTTGTCCCTATAGAGTGTAAATGGCTCAACGAAAAATGGAAAAAAACCAAGTCCTTCACCACTGAAGGCTCTGCGTACGGATGGACAGGAGCGTATACATGTCCCATGTCTAAGAAGTTAATGAATAACCTGTTAGGAGGTAACGAGTCAGAAATACAATTAAGACTCCTCGATGATAAAAAAACTAAAATTACCGCAAAAATATCAGACCACCACCTTGTTCCATCGAAAAAACCCCTTCATACTGTCGTAGAATCTCTTAATCCAATCTTTTTTGACTCTAGCGATCCTGCAAGGAAAAAAACAATAACAAATTTTAATAAGCACTGTGGGTCTATCCTTCGCAGGTTTTTACCTTGGATAGAGTTCCATTTAATGCGCGGCGTAGATCAAATTTTCGTCAACCAACCCATACGTTATAAAGAGAATGGGGAAGAATGGATAAGTTTTTGGAAAGAATTATTAAAGCCATATCTTAAATCTGAAGAAGTAAAATTAATCATGTTTGAAGATATGGCTGAGATGGCCCGAATCAACGAATGGGGAGGATGTACTGCTCACGCTTCGCACCAAAACGTATCTCAACTCTGGACAATGTGGTTAAATAAGGGAAGGTCTGTCTGGTTTGGCAACCATGATCTAGACGAATACATTACCCCAAGAGAGACCGGATACTTCGGTAAAGAAGACGAAAGCATCGCCGAGGTTCTTGAGGGGCTGGCTTCAGAATGCAACTATGTAGAAACAAAGATGTTCATGGTTGAGGCTCCCCCAAAAGAACAAATTCTACTCGCGGGAAATATTATGGCGGCAGATTTTATGCCAAAGTGTCACAAATTCTTCGTTCGAATTGATGATGTAAATTTAGTTTGGTGTCATGGTGTGACGAACTGGGAAAATCCCGTAGAAGGAATCACTCCATCTCCTTTTCGGTTAAATCATTACCGCATAAAAATTCCAAGCGGATGGATGCCTAGCGAAGCGGCTACAATAGAAAGATGGAACTCAAAATCCATACCACATATTAATGAAAAAAATTTATCAAAAGACCGCAAGCCCGTTCTCAATAGGATAAAAAAAAGATATGGCATGAATCACGGAAAATTTCTTCGTTTCATGCAGCAAAAATACTCTCACTTGAAAGAACTTAAAACCCAAAATCTCATCGGAGAATAATCACATTAAATCTTCCACATTGATTGCAGCAATACCCTGTCTCTTTCGTTCTCGGCCTTAAAAGCGGTTCTTCCGTGTAACACTTTGTTGTCGTGAAATGCAAAACCGTCACCAGTTTCGCATCTTACATAGTCTACGGAATCACTTTGCTCCATCGTCTTAAGGTAAGCCCAAAAGCGCTCGCATAGTTCGTTTATAAACTTATCTATTTTTATTGTCCTGTAATAGTTCCAATATACTTTACCGCCATCACTCAGTGTTAAGATCGGGGTTTTGTTCTCAAATCCTTCATCGCCCTTAGTTATGACAACCGGCGTCGCCAACAAATCTGTTAACAAGGCTGGATCGAATTTTTCCAAATCATTTACTAACCTAGATACCGGGTAAAAAAATTGTTCACCACCTTGTATCGCTTGTTTTTTCATGATAAAAAAATTAATTTCTGGCCCATCACTAAACCAAGCGTTGTCGCAATGGAATGGCTGGGGAGTAGCACTATACGCATAGCTTATAGATTTGTCTTTTTGGTTAGAAATTTCCCACCATTGACTTCGTTCTGAAGCTCCGCCAATGCCAATGTGTCTATGGTCTGGCTTTAAATTGCAAACATTCTTTACGAAGTTATACCAATAATCTTTGGTCCTGTTTTCGTCACAAGCCCCTCTTATCACTAGTGGGTCTTCGGTATCTCCGATAGCGAGTATTAACTCCGACAATTCTCGGTCATTAACTTCGCTATATTTAACTTCCCTATACATGATTTATCTAAGACCGCTTATAATACCTCTTTATTCAGGTTGATTATAGATTTCAGTTAGTCTATCAAAGCATATTTATTTAAAAATTTTTTAACTGTTTGCGAGGAATTAAACATCATCACATCAATTATAGAAAGCCAAGGCAAATAATTACGACCAAACTGTTCGTAAGTAATAAATTCTGACTGAATAAAATTCAACCGAATATCATGCTCCTGAAATTCATCTCCTCTGTAAAGCTCCTTGCCACCTATAGCGTTAATATAAACTAAGGCGTTTTGATTTTTACAGATTGAAATAACTTTATCTTGCCCTGTTAAGCTATGATCTATGCCCAGCCCAGAAGAAATGATAACGGGCGTTTGAATCCCTAAGTGATTATTTATACCCTTAAGGCTGTTCAGTAAAAAATTAAATAAGTTTACATCTTCATGCAATAAACATTTTTCTACAAGCGCGTAAGTTTCTTTAAAACATGGAGCCTTCGCGTAAGAAAGATGGATAAGGTTAAGCATCTTTTTTCTGTCGTCCTTCCAATTATCAGACAATTGTCTGTCTATAATGTTAAGATAATCTGAAGCTTTTTTAAGAGGCAGGGTTATTACTCTATCTGAGTCATTGAATAAAATTCGATTTCTATTAATCCATCCTTTTTTTGTATACTGAATATTATCATAGACAATGAATTCGTCTACAGAATTTATTAATTGAAAATACCCCAAATAAGGGAAAAAATAAGGCTGCATTATAGCTATTTTTTTCATTTAGTTTATAGCTTATATATTTGCTTTAAAACATTTATTTGCTTATCGTATGTATCGTATGGATTTCTTTTGGTTTCTTTTGTATTTTTTTTGATCGTATTGGATATGTCTCCCTCTATTTCAAATATTGATTCTACGTCAATCAATCTTAATCCATTTTTCGTTGGGATAAACATGTCTCTTACCAAATCAATAATAAACAAATTGTTTTCCTTTAAGAAATCGTAAATAGCATTTAAACCAGAAAGGGTAATCTCCCCCTCTCTTTTAAAGTATTCCATTTCCATCTTTGTATACGCATCGTCAACATTCCAAGCAAGAACGTTTGGAAAAAAATCAGATTCATATTTACCATATATATATTTTTCGTGAGCCAAGTTTGTTTTTATCCACGTGTGTGAATATCCCCCTCCGAACGCTCCTCCCGTCTTCTCCCTCTTAATCACCGTTTGCTTGTCGGGAAGAGTCTTCAAAAAGACATCTCTATTAAACACCTTGTTCTGCTCTTTGATGCTGACATATCTTGCTCCGTCAACAGGATCAATATTACTACAATAAAGCGTCTTTCTTTTCTTTACTCCGCTTCCGTATCTGTCGTTAGATTCTGCTATCTCAGAAACGTAAAAATAAAATAAAGACAAATCACTTTTACCGAAATTCGGACCATCCATTTCTATATACGCAATGGGATAAGCTTTTGAAAATACTCTTATTAAGTTCCACGCCTCTACCCTGCTTTTCGCTAAAATATGATGCAGAACAGAAAAACAAAAAGCCACATCAGCAGGATACTTCTTAATACTCTCAGCAGTCAAAGTATCCACAAAAAAATCGGGCGACTGATTGAAAGAATTGTCCTCGGCAAGAGAAGAGCAAATATCTATGAATTCTTTATTACTATCTACGCCTGTTACTGCGTGCCCTACTTTTAAAGCCTCAAAAGAAAAGAAGCCAAGGTTACACCCCCAGTCAATTACCTTCAATGGCTTTGGAACATTAGTCAACGCTGCTTGTGCGGGTCCGTGTTGCAAATGCTCAAGGATCGCTTTCGACCTGTCAAAGCAATCTCTACCGCCCAGCTCGAGGGTCTCTTCGTATCCCGGTAAATTTATTGGTTGATAATTAAGCCAAGAGTAAGGAGACGTTTTTGTTCCTGTCGCGGCTGCGGTTTTATATTTATTGAGAATTTGATCTTTTTTCATATTTTTATCCACGCTTCCAATTTACTAATGTAATATATTGTCTTATGTAATATTTTATAGGGAATAAACAAAATCCATTTTATTACAAAAAATATTGCAGAAAAAACTTTATATTTTAAGCTGCTTCTTCTTTCCTGCCATTCTAACAACATGTTTTCTTGTATTTTTTCTACTTCTTTTCGATGCTTGTTATTGTCTTTTTTCCAGTCGTTTAGCTCTATTTCCTTTAGGTCTCCTTTATAGAGGAGAGCTCTAAAGACCGTTGTGTAGTCATGGTTCTCGCCAAAAATTTCTGCCCCAAAGAGAATCTCTCCTGTAAATTCTTGCTTTTCTATACCTTTGTCTTTCTCTTTCGTGATCTCTTTCCCGTCTTCATCCTCGCCGTACACTATTTCAACTTTGCTTTTATAAAACTGCCCGTCTTCGCTAATTGTATAATGTGAGACTATTTCCTTGTCCTCTCCAAGTTCAAAATCAAAAAAAGAAGAGGTAAAAAAATCTAATTCATCCCATTTAACATCTCTAAAGTCCCTCTTTTGATCTTCGTCTTCTTCTAGGGAAGAAGGTAAGGGCAAATCATGTTCGCAAATTAGTTTGCTAGTAATCATAATCAGCGGTGGCACTTGAAATTAAAGACTGAGCTTTTTTTCTGGCGTAAAAAAGTCTTGACATAACTGTGCCGATTGAACAATTAAGTTTTTTTGAAATTTCTTTGTAAGTCATGTCCTCTATAGCAAAACAAACTAAAACATCTTTATGAATTTTTGGCAAATTATCTAAAACGCAAAACAACGCTTTCTTAAGGTCTTCGTTTTTTAGGTTTTCGAATGCTTTATTATTTTCCCACCTACTATACAAGTAAGCATCCTCGACTTCCTCCAAAGACATTACTCTCTTTTTTTGCTCCTTTCTCCAATGATCTATGAAAAGGTTTTTAGCGACTGAACAGGCCCAAGTTTTAAATTTGCATTTTCCTTCAAATTTTTTAATTTTATTCCAACATTTTATATATGTAATTTGAACAATTTCTTCCGCTTTATGCTCACACAAGGTCTTCTTCATCGCCCAACCAGTAAGATAACCTTTACTTCTGTCGACAAGTTCTCCGAATGCTTCAGTATCGCCTTTCTGAGATTTCTTAATTAAAGAGCTTTCGGACAAATTCTTATATTTCATTTTGAAAAAAATAACATATTATAACAATTTAACAAGCAAAACCTATTTTTGATAAAAAGTGATGGTTAGCTCATCTTCCATGGTAATCATCTTTATGTCCATATTTCTTATTTCGCCCATTGATTTTAACACTGATTTATAGAGACAATCGTGACAATAAATTCTTTTTCTATCCTCAGGAAATTTTATTTTAAAAAAAGCAAGCTTCTCGGATTCATAAAGAATCAAATAATGTTTAGCAGAATAAGATAAGTCGCATGAGAAGCATTTTACCTTAGTCTTCCTTCTGAATGGGTCTACTATTTCTGCTGTTAACATTTTCAAAAATAATTAATTCTTTTAAAGCCTCTAAATGGTGAAGCATCCAGCTTTTCCCGACCGTTTTAGACGCATTACCTTTGATGTTCTTCTTTTTGTTAATTAAGTCTTCTTGTCTGGATATTTCAATAATTTGATCCAATAATTTTAAGGAGTTTTTCATTTATACTTCTCTGGTTCAAAGTTAGCGTTCTTTTGTTTCATCTCTTCTAAAAAATTTTCTATATGGTCCTCTACGCCTCCATCTTTTTGAGGACTAACCACTCCAAGTAAGTGCTCTCCTAGCTCTCTAATATCTTCGTAGCCAAAAACTATTTTCTTAGGCATATCGTCATCATCTCCCCAAAAAGATAGAGAAACTTTGTTTTTAAGGGCCTTTACTAAGATTCCCCTGTCCTCGTCAGAAGACACAAAAACTTTTTTATTATATTTGTTTGTTCTCATTTATGTGGTTTGCAAACGCTTCGAATAAGGCTCTATTTTCAAACCTTCCCTTGGCCATGAGATATAATATCCTGTTATCTAATTCTCTCGTTTTTTTAAGTAACTCTGACTCAGTCAATTCGCCAATTTCATAACGATAATCTAACTCCTCGGCCGCAAAGGAGACAGCGACGCTTTCTTCTTTCCACCAGTCTATGCTTTCTTTTATGGTGTCTAGTTTTTTCGCAAATTTTTTGTTCATAACTCTTCAATCCTGCATTTTTTATGCTTGCTAATTTTTTTAAGATATTTTTTTGCAAGAGACTTTCCTTCGTCTGTATACGGAAACGCCCCTTGGAGCAGATTTGTTTTCTCCTCTTTTATAACGTAACATTTAATTTTCTTTCTCATAAGTTTGACAATAATTTTTAATATTTATTTATATTAATTGTTGGGCCTTATTATTTCCACAGGAAATTCATCTTTTTTAATAAACCCTTCATTTCTCAAGTAAATCGCTATCAATTTGGCTTCTTTTTCTTTTATTTTATCATGCTCATCATAAATCATTACTTTATACTTAGTAACCCTGACTCTTGTCCCGTTCACCTCTAAGTCTTTCATTGTTATGATTACACTTATTAAAAAAACGCGTCCCCCGATTACTCGGGGGACGCTAGTGAACGGGCCGATTTGTTATGTCTTATTTGGACTCTGGCATCATCCCTCTAATTTCATCTACTAAGCCGTAAGTCACGCATTCGTCTGCGTCAATCCACCAATCCTTACGGTCCCAGTTTCTTTTGATTTTTAATTTTGTAAGATTTGATCTCTTAGTAAAGATATCTAAAATTCTCCCTTCGATTCTCTTGACGAGCTTTACTTCGTCTTCAACTTCGTATGTCTTGCCAATTGCGCCAAACGCAGCTCTGTGAATCATCATCCAACACTGATGGCCAATCCATCTATGGTCTCCAGCTTGTAAAAGAATGCCAGCCATAGAAGCGGCCATACCTAATGACCCAGTGGTTATATGGTGGCCACTCACTCTTAATTCTTGAATGAAGTCAAACAATTCAAACCCATCAATGATACTTCCGCCGGGCGATGAAAAGACTATTTCCATACTGCATTTGGGATCGAGCCTAGACCATTCCGTAAGCTTGGTAATACACTTTCGCACAGAAGGTTCGCTGACTGACCCAGAAAATCTATAAAGATAGTTTTCTTCATCAACAGACAGTTCTTTTCGTCTTGATACTACAGCCTTCTCGTGGCTTATTCTAGCTCCGTGCGCTTCAAACTCGGCTTTCATCGCTTCCGCCTCTGTTTTTCTGGCTTCCGCCTCCGTTTTGCGAGTCTCGGCATCTTTCAGCTTTAGTTCCGCTTGTACTTCTTCCGGTGATTTTTTATCTTTTTCTTCAGACATATTAAATTTCTCCTAGTAAATAATAAAAGGTTCGTTTTCCATCTCCCGCCAATCTAGGGCGTCTACCTCCGCTCCTTTAGCTTTTTTTCTCTTTTTTTGTTGAGAATAGCACACCGCAAGTCTCTGTTTTCTGTCAGGAAACTCTTTCTTCATGGTCTCGCTAGACATGCAACTATTTATAAAACCTTTCTCTTTTTGCCCCTTATCTGGCGATGGTAGTGGCATGTCTATTCCCCTTTTTTCTTGGGCGTTCCCTTGCAACAGCCATGATACGCTGCTGACCGCCCCTTACAGTGACAATTGCACTTACATTTGTTTAAATTGCACAAACCTACGTCACAAAACCAGTGTTTTATCTTTTTCCAAGTACTCATATTACGTATTACACCTTCTTTAAAGTCCCGGGTTTAAAAAAGTGCGGCTAAGGAAGCTCCCCGCCGCACTTTCTGCTCCCCTTGGCTCTCTTGATTACTTAACACAAGCACAAAGACATTCGCCGCCTTTAGGGCAGACTCCAGAATCACAGCAGCCCGCTTCACACGAACATTTGTCACATCCAGAATTACCCCAATTACAACCAATGGAAAGCATGCTTGTAAATATAATTAGTATAATTGTTTTTTTCATTTTTATTTTTCCTTAATTAAAATCATTTTTGGATAAGTTACCCGAAGCATAAATGGAAACATTTTCTTCGTCGCCTCTTTTTCTTCACCCTCGCCCTCCTTTACCTCTTTGGGCGAGCTTTCGACGGGCATCTTCTCTAGCTCCTCGTCAGTAGGCATTTCTACTTTCGCGTCTAACGCCCACATGATCTTGTGCTTTTTGCAATATTCAACCATCCTGCGAACAGGCACGATAAGGTTAAAACCCTCTCCGGCCCCGCGAACAAGCATACCTACATATCTGGCGTCGCCACCATCCTTTAAAAATACCCCTCCCCCGCTAGAGCCGGGAAAAGCAACACAGGTTGTTTGGTCGAAGACACGTTTATTCAGGCTTTTAACAACTCTACCGTGTTGGGAGTAGATTCCATCTGTCATACTGTTCGCCCCGAATTGCCCGAGTAGGGAACCAACATGCAGGAGGTCTGTACCTAGCGGCGGAATATCCTTATCTAAATAGAATGTTACCGTGCCTGTTACAAAATTGTATTTACGTACTCGAAGCAACGCTAGGTCGTGTCCGTCTTCGCTCTCCGAATACTTCAGTACTTCTGCATCCATCTGGAGACGGCCAACGGTTCTGCCGCCCTGCCTAATCTCTTTTATGACCACGGGGTCTTTAAACTCTACTAAGGTTTTTGGTGTTCCTCGCACTAAAACCTTTCTTTCTGAACGAAGATTGTCTATAACATGTCCAGCGGTCCAAACAAAATTTACTAAATTTCCTTTAGAGTTCTTCCTAGTGAAGATTACCCCCGAGCCCTCGCCCGCGCTCCAAGCGCCTTCTGATCTGATCGTAACAGATACACTTTGAAGATGTTCTGCGACAGATTGTTTCTTCTCAGCAGCGTATGAACAAAACGCTAAAGAAAAGCTAAGTAAAAGAATATTTAGTATTTTCATATCATTACATATTTTAAGAACAAGGCGTATTTTTCCCAAGAAAACTTTTATTTTATCTCCATATCTCAGGATTTTTTTCTCTTTTTCTTCTCATATATTCTCGCTTTTGCCTTCTTCTCCTTTCTAGATCAACGTTGTCATAGTTCTTTCTAGCTCTTTTTAGAGCTTTTTTACCGTGTTTTGTTTTGAAGTATCTTTTTTGGCAAAGATATTTATCGTCATATTCCATACGTCCTTTATTTTGTGTTAGACGCTGTAAAATAAAAAATTATTTTGCCCACCATCCGCACCTTGGACACTGGAACTTGGCTGCCGCAAAGTTATATCCACATTCGGGACATTTTTTAACTTTAGTCGAACTCTTCTTCGAAGTCTTTGATGTTTTTAAATTCATGCTCTACTATTTTAGTGGGATAAACCACAATCTTTGTATTGTAGAGTGTGCTATATTTTTCTGCGTCTTCTTCCTTCTTAAAATAACCTAAGCTTTGCCACTGTAGATTATTAAGCTGCTGCTTTATTTCGTAGAATTTCATATTGTATATTACACATGGTAGCCCGTATGGGAGTCGAACCCATCTCTTAGCCTTGAAAGGGCTACGTCCTATCCGATAGACGAACGGGCCAAATTAACGTTTCATAAGAGCATTTAAAAATTTTTTAAATTTATTTTCAGACCAATCTTTTTTAGCATAGTTTAAAGCAAGACATATAAAATGTATATTATCTTTGACGTATCCCTTTGAGCTATCTTTTCTGTCTAAAGATGCTGTAAACGGACCAGACCTCATCTTTTGGTATCGAGATTGAGAATGGTTTGGTGGCAAATCCATTTTCAGTTTCGTATAGGCGCAGTAACCTCTTTGCCTCTTCCAAAGGTCCGATAAATATTGACAATCTAAATCAAACTCTCTCTGAGTCGTCTTTGCTCGTCCTTTGGCAAGTTTAAATATATGTTTAAATGGACTAAGCTGTTTGTCCCAACCACCTGAACATTTAACAGAACAGTACCAACTGTTTGGGTCACTCCGTTTAGGTGCCTCTTTAGCGTGAGTATAAAGAGCCAGCGACTTCTTAAAAGCCTTTCCACATCGTGCGCATTTTAGTTTAATAGTTTTCCCCCTCATAGGCGCGCCAAGTCATCAACCTCCCCTCTGGCGGCGCCAATGCCTTGCAACTCATTAAGGCAGTCCTGCGCGTTAGCGAGTTTTTCTACCTGCTTAGACATTTCGTCTATAATTTGCGGATGTTCTCCAATGCCTGCTGCATTATTGTAGTAGACCTCTAAGGTAGCTAGAGCTTCATCTTTTTGCGCCTCATATCTAGAAACAAGCGCTTGGTGTAATTTTTTTCTCATAATATTTTAAATAACAGTCGAGATGATAATCCCAAGTATAATATATACCACACTTTCTCGTAATTGAAATTAAATTTTATAGTTATTGTTTTTTTTATATAATTAATGTATGGACTTTCATTCATCCAGTGGGTCAGATTATTATGATAACATACTTTCTGAAAAAAATTATGATGACTGGGTAGACTTGGCTCCAGACATCGCCAGACAACGCTTGATTATTGAAGGAACCCTACATAACCCATTTTTGCCTGAAAAAATGACTACATATTGTCAAGATATTACTAAAATATTAAACATGACTCCTGTAACATCCCCAATTTGTAACCACGACCCTGATTACGGTTGGTGCGCTTATATGCATTGGAAAGAAAGCGGAATGCACATTTATAGCTGGGACAATAGAATCCCCAAGTTTTTCTCCGTAGACATTTATACTTGCAAAGAATTTAATCCACGAAAAGCCGTCAAATATACGCGAGATTTTTTAAAAAACAACTTAATTAAAATAACTTGGAGAGAATAATATGGAAATTTTTATAGTAGTATTAGTTGGAGTAGTAACTCTTTTGTGCTATGGTATGCTCAATAATTGCCTTAAGGTAATGAACAATGTAAAGAAAAAGGAAAAAGATGAGTAATCATCCAGAAGCATCACAATACGAAGCGTATGCTGAAGAATTAGAGTTTCATGAATCGAATAGGCTCGCTCCAGCAGGGGAAAAAAAAGTAGTCTTAGTTGATATTGATGAAACGATTTGTTTTTACTCTGGCAAACGACAGTACAATTTAGCTGAACCAAGTCAAGAAAACATTGAAAAAATAAATAAATTGCATGATGAAGGTTGGCATGTTGTCTATTGGACCGCAAGGGGAGGCTCTGAAAAATCTAAAAGAGAGGGGTTGTGCTATTACGACTTCACTTGGAAACAGCTGCTATCATGGGGATGTAGATTTGATGAACTATCAACAGGAACGAAAGGAAAATACATGAAGCCGCCCTATGATTTAGTAATTGATGATAAAGCTAAAAGAATTGAAGAATTATAAGGCCAAGGTAAAAAAGGTGGAGGCCTAAATTGCAGCATGTTCGTTCTCATTCTCGAACCTCTGCTGCAATTTTTTATGGTACGAGCGGAGGGATTCGAACCCCCGACATCCACGGTGTAAACGTGGCGCTCTAACCAACTGAGCTACGCTCGTAAAAAGCCCCCACCCAAGGAATACACAAACTCGGATGAGGGCCAGTCTTTGGAGATTGCAGACGAACTGCAAATTAAATCTCTTTTTAGAAGATATCATACATTTCTCTTATGTCAACAAATATTTTTATGGTACTCCTGCTGGGACTCGAACCCAGAACCCCCTGTTTAGAAGACAGGTGCTCTGTCCAATTGAGCTACAAGAGCTTAAATAAAATTAAAAACCTTTAAAAACACTAGAAGCCCAGTGATAGCAGCAATTACGCTCCCAACTGTTCTAATTAATTCGAGCTTATGATTATGCTTATCAATCCACCGTTCGTAGTTATCTTTCGGCGCCGCCAGCCTCTCTTCCCATTTGTCTATATCATCCATGTCTTTATGGTACGTCTTTTTTTAAATAAGTCAACCTTTTTTTTATATATCGTCCACCCATAAGCCGCTTTTTCCGTTCGTTTTAAAATCGGTTTTTTTTGAAATGGAGCGGGTGGCGGGAATCGGACCCGCGTTATCAGCTTGGAAGGCTGGAGTAATACCATTATACGACACCCGCGTCCACTCCTAAGTGTACAAAGCTTTTTAGTTTAGTCAATTGCTATTGTAATAGCTTTAGCTTTTTCTGACTTAGGTATTTTAACTGTAAGGAGTCCGTCTTCATGTTTTGCTGACAAGCTAGAAAGCTCTATCTCATCATCAGGGAGAACGAAAGAATATGAAGCGGTGCTTTCATTTCTCTTTGCTACAATATGCACGCGGCCTTCGTCAATCCTCGCTGCTATATCTTCTTTCTTGAACCCTGCTAACGGAACATAATATTCATAGTGTTCCTCCTTCTCTCTGTAGTTAATAGAATTGTCTTTTCTTCTCCAATAAGAATGATCGCCATCAAAGTAGGCGTTGTCCCAGTTGGTTAGAAAATTATCAAATAGTGTGTTTGTTAAGCCTAGTGTTCTCATAGTAGCTACAAGAAGCACAACCCATGCCAAGAAACCCCCCCAAAAAACACAAAAAAATAAAAATAGTGAGTCACTGTGACTCTTTTGTTAAAAAAGTGTAATGCGCCAGCGTGACTCTTTTATATATTTAGTTTAACAAATCGATTATGTAGTGTAATATTAAATAGGAAAGTAGATGATAAAAACAAGTCTTAAGATGAGACAACACAACCGTGGAGGATACATTAGGATTTTACTTTTACTATACAGAAACTAGGTCACTTCTTTTTCCTAGATTTTTTTACTGACTTCCTGCTTCTTTTTCTTGGGGGCGGTGGTTCGTTGTTCGTTAGTTCGCCGTCTTTTCTCCAGCCCTGCCTATACAAAAAGGCCGTGACTGCGTTTGCGTATTTTGCAATTTCTTTTTCTGATTTATCCCAAAAGAAAGCGTGGCCTATTTCATGGATTGCTGTATTAAGCTCTGATTTTTGAGTCAAGTGCGGATTGATATAGATTCGAGGGTCATTTTCTTCGGGGTCGTAGCAAACTCCGTCCGCCTCTCCATAGTGAGCGGTGTTAGGCTTTCTAAAATAAATCTCATACCTTATGCCTTGGGCATTTCTAAATTTAAAACAAAATTGTTTTTTTTTTGTTCATCGTATTTTAACCGCGCTGCTAACCCAGTCTAACAACAAGCGCTTATTTTCTACACCATTGCACCAATTAGCGTGGTGGACTAAAAGATCTTTGGGAATGAAAATGCCTCGCTTTTCGTCCCAGTCCTTATTGTGCCACCATAGACCACTCTGATTTTCGTCAGAAAAACTTTTTATTCCTTGAATGTATAATCCATGTGTATAATATCTCGTTGGTAAATACCCCCAAGAAACGTCGTGTCGTTTTATGAATAGATTATTGATCGTAGACTGTTCAGATGTTTCAAACGTAACTTCTTCATTCTTGTACGACCTTAGTTTTCTAAGAACCTCTGCAAAAAAAGATTTTATTCTCTCGCTGTTTCTCAAAACAAAAAATCCCCCACATTTACCCACGTCAGAATTATGGTCTTTCAAAAAGCAAATGTCCTTGTCTCCCAAACATCTAACTAAGTCGTCTCTAACGTAGCCATAAAAGCAAACGTCTACATCAGAAAAAACTACCACCTCGTTGTTTAGAATAAAGTTTAAACATTTATTAATAAATATTTGCTTGTCTATCATTTGATCTCTCCACCCCTCGGAAAATAAGGAGCCAGACCTGCACTTTTGAGGAATCTTTTCAATGACTAAGGTCAGTCCATCTTCCGGAGGAAAAGTCTTCAAAAAAAAAATTATCTAAAAAAGGCTTGTGAGTATCACTATAGCAAGCGCAAAAAAACATAATTAAAACTGCGCAAATGTATCCTCGTCTCCTGAGCCCTTCGTCCGAAATACAAATTCTTCTGCATTAAAGACCCGCGCCTTGAGTCGGGTGATAGCGATGCTATTTTTGGAAAGCAGTTCAACCGTCTCCTTATACTTTGTCTCCGCAAACTCTTGTCTCTTTTTTATGTTGCACCCACAACCACCCGCAGTATTTGCCATGGCCTTGGCCATTTCTTCGAACTTAGCTCCAAGCAAATCTAGATCTCCAACCGTAGAAGGGTCGTCGTCTGAGGTGCGCAGGTTACTCTTATTAACTCTACAAAACATACCAAACTCGTGGTAATTGTTGAAATAAAATTTTTTATCCTTTGGATTATAGCCCATGGTGATATGCCCTTTTAAGTATCAAACGTAAAATCAAAAACAAGAAAATGGAAAGCCATAAACAAAGCATAAACAGTCCAAGATCCTCATATAAAAAATAAATACCTACATTTAACCAAAACCCTGAGCAAAGTGGACATGATATCAACTTCGTTAAAAAATTAGGTTTTTCGTAAGCAAGATATTCCCAATAAGTATCCCCCGGGTGCTCAGCTAAATAAGACTCGTAGTTGTCCACTCCTAATAGCTTGTTAAGCCTAAAGAGCTTAACGTACTGGACAAAAAAATCTGTTTCATAAACATAAAAAAGAATATTTGCCACCAAAAATGGATATACAATCTCTTCCATTACCTTCATTTTAGACGCAGAACCTACCTAAGTCTAATTAATTTTACAAGATAAAAATTAAAAATTTCCAAGGCTTGCTCGTCTTTTTCGTAGATATCCTTGTAATAGACCTCCTTTATTCCGTAGGCTGATATCATAGTCGCGCAATAAGAGCAGGGCAACAGCGTTACCGCTAGGAGCTTAATGTCTCCCCTTTTACACAGCGACAAACAATTCGCCTCTGCGTGAATCATGAATTTCCTACGGTGATCCCTGTTTTCCCAGAAGTTTTTGTAGGGCATTGTTACACCCGGCGCGAGACCATTATAGCCCACTCCTATCACCATGTTTTGGTAATTTAAAGCGCACGCACCCACTTGCCTGTGGGGGTCTTCGCTTCTTTGCGCGGCGGTCTCGGCTATATTTAAGGCGTACTTTTCCCAAGTAATCCTACCCATCGCACCGGAACTCCTCTGAATCAGGGAGAGCTTTCTTATACTTGGTACGTGGTCGACCATTTTTTGTCTTAGCCATGCCAACGACAGTCAGATTACCTTCGTCTACCGCTTTGTTCAGCTTGCTGTGTATTGTTACGCGAGATACTTTTTTAGGTAAAGTATCGACAACGTCTTGAGCAGTGAAAACTACGTCAGGCCAGCTAATCTCAACAGGCGGTCTACCACGCTTAGAAACTTCTACTTTTGTTTGCATATTAAAGATAGTATTGCATCTTTTTCTGTAAAGTCAAGGGACTTTTTTTAGACTTGAATGATGTTTTAATTATTATATTTATATGACAGTTCAAGAAGCATCTAACGAACTTTTTACATGGTTTGAACAAAACGACGGATTTGAAGTTAATAGAGATATAAAGAAAATCACTCCCATAATGGAGAATGAGGAAGAAACTACTATTGCATTCAAAATAGCCCTAGAAAAGCTAGAAGAAATGCAGTTAATTTCTTCAAAAGATTATGGAGATAAAAAGTATTACATTCTTGAAAAAGCGATGGACGCGTTTCAGCAAAACATAGAGCTTGGGCCTTGGACCGCAAAGTTCTTAGCTCAAGAGATTAATGACTTCTGCGACCTGCTTGAAGATCAAACAGATAAATGCCAAATAGCTAATATAACTGAAAAAGACGTAAGAAACCTTGTCCATATAATTGTATGGTACAAACAAAGAGTCATGGAAAAAGAAGCCATAATCTCTGGGGAACACAGCGGCTTAGATGAGCCTTCTAGCTCGACAGACAATGGCGCGTCAGACGAGTCTTCTCACAGTGAGTGATAAAAACCCAAAACTAGAAACAGAATGGGAAGACTTTCAAAGAAGGTCTAATTTCAAGCGCAGCCCCAAGCTCTCTCTAGGTAATACTGGAGTAGAATATCTTATTCTTAAAAAAGGAAGCGGCGAGAAAGCGGGCATAAATAAAACTGCCAAGATTTACTACTCTGCGTTTTTTAAAGACGATTGGTCAACGTGGGACAGTAATATAGGAAAAGATCTTTTTGAATTTAATACTGGGTCAAGAGAAGTAATAGTGGGGTTCAATATAACTGTTATTGACATGAAAAAAGGCGAAAAACGTATATCGTTATTCCCTCCACATCTTGCTTACGGTGATAGCGGCCCCGAAATAGGCGTCCCCGCAGACTCTTCTCTTGTATTTGAAATAGAATTGGTTGATTTTTCTCCCTGCGACCCCGATCAAGCTTTCTTCCCTAGCAACAGTAAGCAGTCTCCCAGTAAGGCGTGGGGCAAAAAAATCTTTTGATTAATTTCTTTGCTTGCAAAAAATAAAAATTCTTCTATACTATTCCTAGTTCTTTGTTAGCGGTAAATAGCTTGTGAGGGTTAACCTCACTTCAACTCGTAAGAGACCACAGGCCCGTAAAAAGACCTTGGCTAATTAAACTTAATAAGTTTACTGTTATTTCGGGAAAAAGCGACAGTTGAGGCCAATGTAAGTAGCAATACTTAAGCTAGAAACTTCATCCTCCCAAGAGGAAAAAGGATAAGCAGTCAAAAGAAAAGTCCTACCGCAGAAGCAAAAAACAATATAGCTTAACAAGTCAGCAAGCGAGGCTAAAAAAGGTTAACGCGACGGACTGAAGCGGCTTTGTTAAGAGTAAGATTTATTTTCAAGTGGACAGCTATGTTCTTATCTCGAAAGCCTTTTGGCTTTCTCAACCCAGAGGAAAAATTTAAAGGATAAGCAGTCACTCGAAGATTGTTAGATTTAAACTTTAAATAATTTTTATATTTTATACAATAGATAAATACATGAAAAACGTTATTGGTATATCGGGTGTCGCTGGAGTAGGTAAAGATACCTTTTTTTCTCTCCTTTCGGAGAAAATCCCATGCGAAAGATTCTCTCTAGCGGACGCGCTTAAAAAGGAGGTCAATCAATGGTGCAGAATGCATTACGGAATAGATTCTGTAACATGCTCCCGAGAGGAGAAGGAAATCATCCGACCCTTTTTAGTGTTTCATGGGTCTACGAAAAGGAAACAAACAGAAGGAAGACACTGGATTGAAAAGCTCCAAGACGAAATAGTCCGATCAAAAGGGCCCGGATTAAAAGTCGTGACTGATATAAGGTACGATGATTACGAGAATGATGAAGCAAGTTGGCTACAAAACGAACTAAGTGGCAAACTAATCCATCTTTCTATGTACACGATGGAACCCGACATGAACCCTACTCCTCAGCCGTCAAGATGCGGCACAAGAACTCTTGTCAAGAAATACAGGGCTCCGATCAACTCAGAAGAAGCTAGAAATGATCCAAAATTAATTAAAAAAAGTGACTACAGGGCTGAATGGAAGTTTATTAATAATGGTCAAATTAATGAGCTAGAACCTTATATAGATAATTTTTTAAGCTGGCTCCTTGACGGCCATGAAGAAGAAAGAGCCATGCGACAACACGTTAGTTAGGAAAGTCAAAAGCAAAGGGTGCGGTGAAAGCTACAAAATGCTTTCTAATAGGCACGAAAAACTATTTTACAAAATTTGTCAATTTTATATGCCCGTGGCACTTGCTAAGGGGTTTAAAAAATCAGAAATTCTTTCCGACAAAGACTTTGTGATATTTAAGGCGATTCGTTCCTATAAATACAGCAAAAATACAAAATTCTCTACTTGGTTAGGTAATTGTGCCAAGTATCACTGTCTCTCTCTTGTTAATTCTAAAAATAGATACATAAATTCAAATGAAGACCTTTTAACCCTGCTGTCTGACGCCAAGTCAAAAGAAGAATACTCAGAGGACTCAGAATCTAAATATGATAAAGAATATGTTTTTAATATTTTAAATAACCTTAAAGATAAGCGAATTTCTCAGGTTTTTAAATTAAGATATTTTGATGAACATAAAGGAAGCGAGAAGGCAACTTGGAGCTTTATAGCTAAAAAAATAAAAACGAGCACTCAAACAGCGATAAACCTCCACCAAAGAGGTAAAAAAATTCTCAGAAAAAAGCTGGAAGCAATTGACTTCCAAGATATGATTTGACAACCCAAAAAAACCTGTTATTATCTATGTAATATGAGTACTGAAAATAAAACCGATTGGAAAGAAAGAGAAGTGGGCGCCCTCTGGAAAAAAGAAAGCGCCACACAGAAATTCTTTTCGGGACACGTTAAGATCGTTGATGACGACGGCGAAGAAACCTTAGTGAAGGTCGTGGTCTTTTCTAATCGACATAAAAGTAAGGATAGTCACCCAGACTTCCGAATCTATACTGTCGACGATAAGAAGCCCGTCGCAAAAAGTTCTTCCAAGGAAGAAGTAGAAACTGAAGAAGTTCTTTAAGTAAAGATCTTAAGTCAAGAACGCGGAGTCCCCATTGCTTTGATGGGCGGCTCTGTCTTTCTTGATAAAAATTTATATTGTAATGCCAATATACGAATTTCAACACCCGACAACAGGAGAAGTCATTGAAGTAGTGCAGGGCATGAAAGAGAAGCATGTTCATATTGATGAGAACGACGTAGAGTGGGTAAGGATATGGAGCAACCCTAATGCTTCAATAGATTCATTTAATGTAGATCCCTTTTCTGAAAAAGCTTTTTTAAAAGTGACGGCAAAAAAAGGAATGACTGCTGGAGAAATGATGGACTTGTCGGGGGAGCTTAGTAAAAAAAGAGAAAGCTCAAGAGGACTTGACCCCGTCAAAAACAAAACGGTCACAGACTACGAAAAAAAGACGGGTAAAGCTCACCCAAATAAAAGTAAATGAGATTCTCCGTATTTACACCCTCGCATAACCTCAAGAACATTGATAGGCCACTCAACTCCTTAGTTAATCAAACTTTTAAAGATTTTGAGTGGGTGATACTTCTTAACGGAGACGCAGCCTCTCAAGACTCAAAACTAAAGGAAGATCTCGCAGCGTCCAAGATAAAACACACTTTCGTAAAGGACTTTCAGACTGACAACAAAAACATAGGGTATTTTAAAAACAAATGCTGCGAAAATTCAAAAGGAAAAATTCTTGTAGAGCTAGACCATGACGACGAACTTACTCCTGACTGCCTAAAAGAGATAAACAAAACATTTAAAAAAACAAACGCAAACTTTGTCTACTCAGATGATTTCTCCGTCAGAATAAAAGAAGGGAAAGAAACTTACGAAGCTCCTTTCGACAAAAAGTACGGATGGAAAATCCACCACATAGAAGGAAAGCAGTATCATCCAGCCTTCGAGCCGCACCCATTAACTTTTTCCTACATACATTATGCCCCAGATCACGTTAGAGCTTGGGAGAAAAGTTTTTACATGGATATAGGGGGTCATGACATTGAGCTAGATGTTTGCGACGACTTCGATTTATTGTGCAGAACTTACATACAGGGCAATTGTCGCAGGATACCTAAGCCTCTATATAAATTTTATTTTCACGATCACAATACTTCGTATGGAGAAAAAAATGAAAAAATACAAAACTTAACGCACGAACTACACGATAAATACATTCAAGCCATAGCCATGAAATGGTGTGAAGATAATGGTCTCAAAAAAGTGGACCTTTGTAGTGCCAACAATAAACCTGACGGCTTTATAGGAACGGATAAAAGAAAGCTAAACGATGAAGATATCGTGGTTGACCTAGACGAACCAAATTGGCCCTTTGAAAGCGGGACGGTAGGACTATTTAGAGCCAATGACGCTATCGAACACCTGAAAGACCCAATTAATACAATGAAAGAAATCTACAGATGCCTCGCTGACTATGGCTGGGCTTTGATAGAGGTTCCTAGCTCAGAAGAACGAGGAGCCTTCCAAGACCCCACGCATGTTAGCTTCTGGAATAGTAACAGCTTTTGGTACTATACGAAAAAAGAAATGGCGCATTACATAGGGTCACCAGTTAAATTTCAACTGAACAGAATACTAAATTACTACCCAACAGAATGGCACGCCTTTCACAAGATACTCTATACCAAAGCGCATCTAGTCAAACTCCCGAACGACGGTTTTGTACCTCCTGCAGGTAGGGAAATTTGATTTTATCCTTTATCTTATAAAAAAAAGTGATAGGATAATTAGTACAGGACTTCAAAATGAGTGATCCCATTTATGTCAAAAAAAGAAACGGGCGACTTCAAGAATTAGACATTAACAAGATCAACCTATGCTCCGAAAGAGCCTGCGAAAATCTAGAAAATGTTTCAGCCAGCGAAGTGGTTCTTGATGCTCACGTACAGCTTTACGATAAAATAACCACCAAAGAAATAGACAAAGCCCTGATTCTCTCTGCTCGTCAAAAGATTGAAAAAGAATCTAACTATAATTATGTAGCATCAAGGCTCCTTCTATTTAACATTCATAAAGAAGTGTTTGGAGCGAGCATAGATAAAGACGGTTTTGACCATCAATATAAACTAGCCTTCATAAAAAACACCAAGCTCCTCGTCAAAGAGGAAATACTTTCTGAATCTCTCTTAGATTTTGATTTAAAAAAACTTTCTAAATCTCTTGTTTTGGACAGAGATTTTAAATTTAAATATCTTGGACTACAAACTCTTTATGATCGTTACCTGCTTCGAGTAGACGAAAGAAGGCTAGAAGCGCCCCAATCATTCTGGATGCGAGTAGCCATGGGTCTAGCCTTGAACGAAAAAAACAAAGACCAAAAAGCCATAGAATTTTATGAAACAATTTCACAATTTCTTTTATGCCCTTCTACACCTACCCTTTTCAATAGTGGGACTACTCATAGTCAGCTATCTTCTTGCTATCTCAATACTTTCGACGACTCTATTGATGGGATTTTCGAAGGACTATGGCAGGAGGCCCGTAAGTCAAAATATGCTGGTGGGCTTGGCTTTGATGTCACTAATTTTCGTGCCAGCAATTCTTTTGTTAAAGGTACTAATGGTAAAAGTTCTGGGCTTATCCCTTGGTTAAAAATTTATAACGACACACTTATAGCCGTTGACCAAGGGGGCAAAAGACCCGGAGCAGGATGTGCTTACCTAGAGCCATGGCACTTAGACATAGAAGACTTTCTTAACCTCAAAAAAAATACCGGAGATGAACGTCGCAGATGTCACGACATGAACACAGCTATTTGGGTGCCTAATTTATTTTTTGAACACATAGAAAAAAACAAAGACTGGTATCTCTTTTCCCCTTCTGACGTTAGAGATTTACACGACCTCTACGGCGAAGCTTTTGATAAAAGGTATAAAAAGTATTGCAAGATGGCCGACGAAGGAGAAATTGAAAATTTTGAGATCGTAAACATAAAAAATATGTGGAAAAAAATGCTCCGTTTGCTTTTTGAAACAGGACACCCTTGGATAACATTTAAAGACAACGCAAACTTACGCTACTCCAACGCTCACGAAGGAGTAATACATAGCTCTAATCTATGTACTGAGATTTTTTTACATACGAAGCCATCACGATATGACGACGGAATAAAGACTGAAATTGGTGAGACTGCTGTTTGTAATTTAAGCTCCATAAACTTAAAAGAGCATCTGAAAAAAGACGGCAAATTAAACTTTAAAAAACTAGCCAAAACGATATCCACTCAAGTACGTATGTTGGACAACGTAATAGATTTAAACTTTTATCCGACGAAGGAAGCTGAAAAAGCCAACCTAAAACATCGACCAATTGGCGCCGGAAGCATGGGGTGGGCTGATGTTTTTCATAGTTATAAAATTAATTTTTCTTCTGATGACGCAGTAAAATTTTCCGACGAACTGTACGAATTCATATCGTACCATTGTATTCTAAACTCTAGCAGGCTTTCGAAAGAACGGGGGAAATATTCTACATACGAAAACTCTCTATGGAGCCAAGACCTTTTACCAATCGACACGTACAAAGGGTTAATGGATTACCTAAACCAAAAGCCCATTATTCATCGCGGCAAAAAATATTGTCCAGAACTAGACTGGAAAGAAGCTCGTCTTCATATTAAACAGTACGGAATGCGCAACAGCAATACGATGGCAATAGCTCCGACTGCAACCATTTCTTACATTCAAGGATGTTCTCCCTGTGTTGAGCCAGATTTTTCAGTCTTGTTTGTGTACGAAAACAAGAGCGGAAACCTTACGGTAGTAAACGAATGGTTTATACAAGAATGCCGCGAAAGAAATATATGGAACCAAGGCATGATTGACGCAATAAAGGCCGTAGACGGCGATCTGGGGCGCTTAAACGGTGATATACCGGAAGACCTAAAAGAACGGTATTGCACGGCTTTTGACCATGATCAATTCAAACTTCTCGAATGTGGTGCGGCTAAACAAAAATGGATTGACATGGGCCAAAGCTTAAATTTATTTAATAAGAAAACCTCATTAAAATACTTGAACGATTTGTATTTTTATGCTAAGAGATTAGGTCTGAAAAGCACATATTATTTAAGAAATAGAGCCGCTAGTGAAATTGAAAAATCTACGATTGACGCAGGTAACCTAGCCGGTAACTTAGAAGTCGCTCCTGAGTCCGCCGATAAAGTATGCAACATAAACGAATCCTGCGAAAGCTGCCAATGAATCCCAACAGGATAGAAGCACTACTCAAGAAAGCCGAAAAAGAAGGCGACAATAATCTTGCAATAATACTCCACGTATATTTGGGTGCTAAAGCAGTCCATCAAGATGGTCTTTTTGCCGAGCATTGCCAAGACTTCGCTAGAAGCGGAATAGAAATGATAGACCTGCATAAAAATAGAAGAAACAATTAATGACCAAAAAAAGAACATTAAAGCAAATAGAAAATCTTGCCACAGCCCTCAACAAAGAAAAAGGCTACGAGGATGCAGCCTCAATAATGTATGTATTAGCGGGAACAATTGCATTGGACAATGAAGAAGCACTGCATTCATTATGTGTGCATAACGTGTTGTGGGCCGATCAAATTTTAAAAGCCATTCAATCATCCGGCGAAGACAAAGGTACACCTCAGCCGAAGATAATTCTGCCGGGAGATGAGTCTGACGGGTGGGCTGACGACGGAGGACAAGTATAAAATGAGTAAAGACGGTATGCTATTAGGAGAAGAAGTCGCTGGCGTAAACCAGATACTTCCTCACAAGCACGAATTTGCTTGGGATCTTTTCCTAAAGGGTGTAGCAAACAACTGGTCTCCAGCAGAGGTAAACATGTCTACAGACATTGAGCAGTGGAAGTCTGACGCTTTAAACGAAGATGAAAAACTGCTGGTTAAAAGATGTCTTGGTTTTTTTGCCGGGACAGAGTCTCTAGTCGGCAATAATTTGCTGCTTACCGTGAACAGGTGGGTAACTGACCCAGAATGTAGGCAGTATATCCTTCGCCAAGCATACGAAGAGTCTTTGCATAACTGGACTATTGTTACGTGCTGCGACAGCTATGGCTTAAAAATTTCCGAAGTGTACGAGGCCCACCTAAGTATTCCATCCATAAAAAATAAGGATGATTTTCTCATGGACATTACCACCAGCGTCAATCGCTCGGACTTTAACACCAAAACGACAGAAGGCAAGAGAGAGTTTCTCCGTAATCTTATTACCTATTATACGATTTGCGAGGGCACCTTTTTCTTTAGCGGCTTTGCGATGCTGCTTGCTTTAGGTCGCCAAAATAAATTACCGGGACTATCAGACCAGATTCGCTATACCCTAAGAGATGAAAGCTTGCACATAGAATTTGGCTCATATTTAATCAATACAATAAAAGAACAATACCCATCGGTGTGGACAAAAAAATTCGAAACGGAAACAATCAATCATATAAAAAGGGCCGTGGAGCTTGAAGTACAATATGCTCACGACGTTCTTCCTCGGGGCATCCTTGGCTTAAATGCTGAAATGTTTGTAGACTATATGCATTACATAGGGAACAGAAGACTTGAAGGAATTGGCGTGGACTGTTGCTTTGATAGCGACAAGAACCCATTTCCATGGTTGTCCGAGGTAATCGACACACAAACAATGACTAATTTTTTTGAAAGAAAAGTGAAGGACTACCAGAATTCTGGCGTCTTAGAGGATGATTTTTAATGAGTAAACACATGAAAGAAGAACCAAATAACACTAACACAGGGTGCTGTAGCACAGAACAGGAAGTAACGAGCGAAACCTCTTACTATTCAGTAGTAAGTACAACTTATGCCAGAGTTTGCATTCTTTTGCTAGCTTTGAATTTTTGTATAACCGGGTATGTCATGCTAAGCATCGTTAAGATGCAAGAAGAAGCAGTTGCTCCCTCGCAGCAGCCCATTACTGAAACAACGTCAAGTCAGACAACGACTCCGACGATTAAAACTCTGGACAAAACAGAATAAAAATGAAAAAACTAATAACACTAACAGTAGTAACGTTGCTCTTAGTAGCGTCAGGTTGCACAAGTACTGTAACCCTTGGGCCACAGGCTAATGAATCTGACGTCGTAGGGGCAGCCGTTGGTCAAAGGGGCGCAAGCGTCACCATTCCATTCGTGAAAGGTGAAGTTAAAACGATCGAAACAAAAGGCAAAAAGAAGTAACTCTATCGGCGCATCCATCAAAACCCTCCGGACTTTTTGTCTTTCTGTTCGGGGGGTTTTTTATATATCGTCCACCCATGAGCTAATTTTTGTCTCCGTTTTAAAATAGGATTTTTCCTATTATATTTTTAATAGATAGCGCGCCAAACCAAGAGTCTTCTCGGTTGTCTCCTATGACCCATACATATCCTTCTGGAATTTTTTTCTTTTTTTGATTTGTATTACTGACGATTCCACCAACGAAGTCTTTTAATTTTTTTTCGTTTAAATATATAAGTCCCTCTTTAATCTCTACGGTATCGCCGGGCAAACCAATAATTCTTTTGTGTAAATTTTCTTTCTTATCCGTAATAATTACCTTATCAAACCTTCTGGGGAGCCAGTCTTTTCCTAAAGAAGACCTTCTTTCTATTACAGCCCACTCTCCATCGTTAAAAGTTGGACGCATGCTGGACCCAACAGTTTTTACGAATCTATATTTCAAAGCAAAAGGAAATGTTATAACGATTAATATAACACAAACTCTAAAAATTTTATTCTTTAGTATTGTTGTAAACATACTTATTCATCAAAAATCTTACGATCATTGCGACGCCTATTAATGTTATACCCCATACTATCAATAATTTAAAATTTATTTCATCTCCGCCCTGCTCCATGGTTAGCTTGGGATCATTAACATTTTTTTCTGTTAAGCTTCCGTCAGAGTTAAGCTTGTAGAGCTTGGGTTTTGAGTCTTTTTCTTCACCACCAACGACTTTGCTTATTTTAGTTGCTCCCCAGCCCACCGCTCTAAAGGGAGCGCTGACCACGCTCCTTGCAATTTTGCACCCTGACGACAATAAAACTAAAGCTAATATGAGGCCGAGAGTAAAGAATCTCACTTTCTTATAAGTATTTTTCTTGAATATAGCTGGGAAAAAACAGTTCATGATATTGATGTAACAATGTTTAAGGCAAGGCTTATCCCGAGAGCGGTTGCAAGAGCCATCATTATATATTGTTCTCTTGTAAACCTAGCGGACCGTTCGCCGTTTCGTTTTTTGTTTTTTATAGTAGTTGATTTGTCGTTAGCTTTATATATCCACCACTTTCCGGATTTATCCTCTACGGCCCACTTTTTTTCCGTATTTTTCCACCAGCTACCATGTTTGTTAACAATTTTCATATACTATTCCGGCTTTCATCAGCTAGGCGACTAGGGTCTACAGGTTTAGGTGGGTCAATATCGGGGGGCCATTTGCCTATTTTTTTTAAATACTCTACCAATTTTTCAATGACGGCTTTTTGATAGACAAGAGTGTCAGATTGTTCTGCTATGAGGCTCCTAGCTTGTATTAAAGCCATCTCTTGTTGGGTAGTCACTTCTTTTAGGTTATTAATTACCTCGTCTTGAAAATTAGAAAAGTCTTCCAGCCCATTAAGATCTTTAACTAAGTCGTCATAAGATTCAATTATCTGAGACTTATCTAATGCGTGGCCGAATTCTTTGGTCGTGTACTCTATCTCTCTGACCAATAAAATAGTAGCGAAAACAAGACTGACAAACATTCCTACGTAAATACTTGTAGAATTTTTGCCCACCCAACTCAAGCCTGATATTAAAATCCTTTTACTCCGATCTAGTAACATCATGCTAATAATTACACCTATGAAAAAGCAAAAAATTTCTTTAAAAACCTCAAAAACACTACACTTATTTAGGAAAAAAGTGAAAAGCAAAATATTAAAAGCATAAACAAAGTTATACTTTATTTTTTCCTTGGTGTAATAGTATTCAAGATTATTTTATTATGAAAAATTTACTATCAAAACTTCGCAAATGGTGGGCCGGCGGTGCAAAAATGCGCAACCTTGGTCTTTGGGAGAAGATTGTCGACCTAAAAGACTGGTTGGTGGGTCATCTAAGTTGTCATACGTTTTGGAAAGCAGTTATTTTAATTCTTTCTGCAGCTATGTTGCAGTTCAATTGCCTTTCTCCGATGTGGGTACTAAAACTAGGCCTATTGTCGTGGGGAATTGTCCTGCTGCACAAGCATCACGTTGACCATTGGCATTAAAATAAATTTTTACCTAACAGTTACTTAAGTAATTAGTGTAACTACTTGCATGGAAGGAGTATCATTTCAATTATTTGTTAACGTCATCTTTACGCTTGTCACTTTCTTAGGGGGGTGGGGATTAAAAGTTGTCTTCGCAGGCATCACTGATCTAAAAAATGAGATGGAAGACTTGCGCCAAGGTCGACGCGATGATTATAGAGAGCTGTCAGAAAAACTACATCACGTAGCGCTTTCGATGCCAGAAAAATTCGTTTCCAAAGACGATTTTAATACGTTTTCAGAACGTATGATTGATAGGTTTGACCGCATTGACCTAAAACTTGACGCGATGCACAAGAAATAACTTGATTCTCGTAAAAAAACCCATACAATGGTCTTGTAGTGTTTACTAGAAAAACATACGAGACTATTATTCATTTATTCTTAAAATACCCAGCAGACTGTAACAGAGGGAAAGAATATAGATGTGCGAAGGGTATGATGACAATGATTCCCGACTTAAATTTCTGGAAAACCATCCAAACCGAGCGAGTACTGTCATTAACTTACTTTCTTACTAAAGAAAACAAGGCTTTGTATCTACATGAATATAAACTCTATAAAAAATTATCTAAGTTTAACCCAGACAAACTTAGAGAAAAAAAGTATACTTTAGAAGACAAAAAGGTAGGAAAAGACCTTAAAAAAAGATCAAATAAAAAATTAAATTTATTGGAGTTCATAAAACATGGCGCGAAAAAAGAAAACTGATTTAGGAGCGAACCCTCTAGAACAGATTCAATCGTACCTTGAGCAAAACAAGGGTGATCATTATAACTTTGAAGAAGAAAGAAGGTATACAGTTTCCAGCGGAAGCCTTCTTCTTGACATAGAGATGGGTGGGGGTATAGGTCCCGGGATCATACGAGCCTCAGGCATAACCGAAGGAGGAAAAACTTCGTGCGCGTTGGCGTTCGCTAGAAATTTCCAAAAAATGGAAAATACCATGGTAGTTTACGTTAAATCAGAAGGAAGACTTCATGACGACATGCTTGCGCGAGCAGGGTTGGACACAAGTAAAGGAAAATGGTTTGTATATAAAAGCAATGTGTACGAGTCAGTCATCAGTTTAATGCGTGAGTTAGTAAAAAACAATCCAGATAAATATAAATATATGTTTATCATTGATTCTATGGACTCCCTTGTTCCTAAAAATGATTTAGAAAAACCGCCAGAAGAGGCCAACAAGGTTGCTGGTGGAGCACTATTAAGTGCGGATTTCTTACGCAAGATGGCTTTAGGATTAACAACTCGCGGCCACATATGCTATATGGTATCCCAAGTAAGGAGCAAAGTATCAATCAATCCATATGAAAGGACAGACGCAAGAGTCACCAACGCTTCCGGAGGCAATGCCCTGTTGCACTACAGTGATTGGATCATCGAATTCCAAGAGAGACACTTAAAAGATATTATTTCAACAGACCCCAACGGGAAAGGAGACCTGCTAGGGCATTGGTGCAAAGTTGTTTTCAAAAAATCCCCCAACGAAAAAACAGGAACACTAGTCAGATACCCCGTTAGGTATGGCAGTAAAGACGGTAAAAGCATCTGGGTTGAGTATGAGGTGGTTGATATGATGCTTCAATGGGACATGGCGACAAGAAAAGGCGCTTGGATCACGATATCTGATGATATAATCGAAGAAATTAAAAAAGAAACAAGTCTAAAGCTAGAGAAACAACACCAAGGGTTAGATAATCTTAGAAGATACTTTGAAGAAAACAAAGAAGTAGGTAAATATTTATTCTTTAAATTTAGAGATGTTCTAAAAAAATCGTAAAAAATTATGACAAAACAAGAAGAATGTTGGGAACTATATACACTGGTTGGAATTCCTTGGGCTGACGCAGCCAAGCTTCCTAAAGAAGACAAGAAATTTCTTTTAACCAAGGCGGACGAAGTAAAAAACAACATGAACAGGCAGCGTGCTCATGAAGAAAATATGCGAAAACGTCAGCAATTAGAGCAACGTGCTGCGCAGCTCGACCTTGGAGAAACTCAAGGAATGGCTGCTCCAGAAGTGTAATTACAGTGTAACATAATTTATGGGAGCGTACTGGATTCGATTTAGATCCTTACGCCAGATTGCAAGCAGAGGATGATAGTTGGCCTCTTAAAACATCTATCAAAAAAACATAAATGCCAACGATAACGTTGACATGGAGTTCGCTCCTTCAGTAGCTGAAGCTGACGAGATTCTCGCCAAGTTCGGTTACGTTGAAGAGGAGTCTCTCCAACTGGCGGCATAAGTCCCGCCACGTTCTACTCTGGATGCTCGTTAAAGAGATAGAGCGACGACAGCGAGCAAAAAACTGGAGCACGTAAGGGAGCCCAGTATAAATTTATTATATCCTTTACAACCTTGCGTAGGCCGTTTGTCGGTGACATGCCAAGCGAGTATTAACACCGACTAAGCTTGTAGTATATTTGAGCCGATGGCTTTAAAGACGCGGGTTCGACTCCCGCCGCTTCCACCATTTTTATTATGGGCGGCGCTTGGTCAAAGATAAAAATAGAAAGAACGGGCGAAGGAAAGACTTGTACAAAATGTGGAGAGCTTTCGCCTTGGTCCGAGTTCTATAAGAAAAATAACACCAACGATGGATATTCCTACTATTGTAAATCTTGTCTTAGATCTCAATGCCAGAACAGGTACCACACCTTAGACGAAGAATCCAAAACTAGATATAAAGAGAACGTTAAAAAGTATAAGAAAAGCCTTACCTCTCAACAACGTACAGCCTACAAAAAATCATACATAGCTAAAATGAAAGCGGGGCGCCCAGAACAGTACAAAAAATATAAAAAAGCAAGAAGGGAACAAAAAAAACGACAGAAAAAAAGGTACCAAAAAGAAGGCGGCGAACAATGGGAAAAATACAAACGAAGGCGAAACAAAACCAAGCGAAGATACATGAAAAACTCTCCCCGAGCGAGAATGATAAACAACATAAGGAAAAGGCTTTCTTCCGTAATAAAGCTCAAAAAAGGTCGCAAGCCAGAATCTTACTCAAAAGTAATAGGCTGTACCGTAAAGAGTCTTTATGCACATATTGAAAATCAATTTATACAAGGAATGTCTTGGGATAACTATGGAGAATGGCACGTAGATCATATTAAACCTATTGCTAAATTTGATTTAAATGAGCTAAAAGAAGTAGAAAAAATAAACCATTATACAAACCTGCAACCCCTGTGGGCGGAAGACAATATGCAGAAAGGGGACTACTACAACGATGAGGCTTTATAATATAAACGGCAGACCACAGAGCAAAAGCGTATCTAAGTACCTCATAAACTGGAGCAAAAAATCAAGATCTAAACTGCAAAAACAAGTCAAAGATTTTCTTAAACCCTATTGGCTTGCTCATATAGTCTACGAAGAATTTCCAGTTTACGGGACAAGACTCAAGGTAGATATTCTAAACGCCACGATCAAAGTAGCTATCGAAGTGAATGGTCCGCAACATTCTTCTTTCAACAAGTTTTTTCATGGTAATTCGAGGGCCAAATACCTTAGCTCAATAAAACGAGACCACCAAAAAGGCGTTTGGCTTGAAAAAAACGGATACAGACTGATAGAACTGGAAAAAACTGACGTTGAAAATCTCTCCAAAGAGTTCATTGAAGAAACTTTCAAAATAAAAATGTGATTTTTGTTGCTCCCAGTAAAAAACCCTGTATACTCAGGGCATGCAAACTAACGACAAGACTGAGTGGAACAACAAGATGGAAACAAGCGGAAGAGGCGTCGGGATGAAAGGCAATATCAAACATGAACAAAATATATTCGGTACAGATAGAAAGACACGTGCTAGGAGGACTAATCAAAAACCCTAAACTCTTCGCTGACATAGAAAAATACATTGATGAACACGATTTCGTAAACGAGGTACACCAGACAATCTTTTGCGTACTAAGAAGCTCAATAATAAAGAACGAAAGCATTGACACTGTAATCATCGCTGAGAAGATAAAGAACCTCGGTATAGGATTTAAAGATGATATTAATATTTATGAATATTTAGAGTCAATTTCATTTACTTCCATAAATGCCAAGGGCTTATTTGAATCGGCCCAACAACTCGCCAAACTGACAGTCCGAAGAGACTTATCTCATAAGTGTGACGAAATTCAAAGGTTCCTACTAGAAAATGGCGAAAAAGAAATCGACGAGATTATTTCGACGGTAGACTCTCTCTATGGAGATCAACTCAAAGAAATTGAAGTTACAGAAAAAGAGCCAGAGCTTCTTCTGAGCGACATAGAAGCCATGATAGAAGAAAGAGGAGAGAGCCCTCGTGAAGAGTCTGGTTTTCAAACGCCCTACCCAGAATTTAACAGGATGTATGGAGGGTTGCGTCCGGGAAATTTATACGCAATTGTTTCAAGACCCGGACAAGGCAAGTCTACATTTATAATGGATTTGTGCCGGAAGATTTCTACAGGTAGCAAGGTAAAGGCCTTGATTCTCGATACAGAAATGGAAACTCAAGACGTAAAATTTAGAATCGCAGCAGCACTTACTGGCGCATCTTTATGGCATCTCGAGACAGGTAACTGGAGAAAGAACCCAGAATTAGTAGTCAAAGTTAGAGAAGCGTTTAAAGAAATAGACAGCAACTGTGAGCTTTATCATTATCCAGTAGGAAACAAAAACATAGACCAATTATGCTCCTTTGCAAGAAGATGGAAAATGTCCCACGTTAAAAGAGGCGAAGTCTTTGTCCTCGGGTATGACTACGTGAAACTAACAGGAGAGAGAGTCGGAAACAATTGGGCAGAGTATCAAGCTATAGGAGATAAGGTCGACAAACTTAAGAAGCTTGCGGAAGAATTAGACTGCCCGATAATCACCGCAATACAAGCGAACCGTAGCGGAGAGAATTTCAACCGCAGTAGAGGAGGGGTGACAGACGATAGCTCTGCGATTGCTCAATCTGACAGACTCCAGTGGTTTGCGTCTTTCGTGGGGATTTTTAGAAGAAAAACCGTAGACGAACTTGCTAGCGATGGAGAAGAATTTGGAACACACAAACTCGTCATGCTTAAGACAAGGTTCCAAGGGAGAGATGCCGCTGGGCACCATGATTTAGTAAGGAGAACCGATGACAACGGCAACGTAAGATTCGAAAATAACTTTCTTAACTTTAATGTAGGGAACTTTAATGTAGAAGAAGTTGGAAGCGCCGCAGACATTGCCGCGAGAGAAAGGATGCAGTATGCTCCGGAAGATGAAAGCGATCGAGACGGAGACGTAATATAAATGGACTTTAAAAACATTCTTCTTGACGTTGGGTATTCCAATATCAAAGACAACGGAAGGGAATTCCGAATGAAACCAATGTATCGGGACTCCAGCAGCGATACAGTTTTGTCTGTTCGCAAGGATACCGGGCACTTCATTGATTTTAGCAAGCAAATTAGTGGTTCATTTGAACATTTGATACAGCTTTCTTTAGGACTGAAGAATATAGATGAGGCCAAGACCATGCTTAAAGATAAATGGGCAGTCAACGGCGAAATCAAAAGAGAACACAGGCCCTCGGTTTCCGGTGTAAAAATTTTCCCAAAAGCTTATCTTGAGAAGCTGGTTCCAGACCATTCCTATTGGGAGAGCAGAGGTGTATCAAAAGATACTCTACGGTTATTTTGCGGCGGCATAGTAAACGGTGGCACGATGTCTAATAGATATGTTTTTCCTATCTTTAACTCCAAGAAAGACCTGATAGGAGTAACGGGTAGATATGTTAAAGAAATACCCGAAGATAAAAATATTCCCAAATGGTTGCACAGAGGGAAAACCTCCGAGTGGAAATACCCCCTTCAAGTAAACCAAAAAATACTTAAAGAAAAAAAAGAAATTATTTTAATTGAAAGTATTGGTGACATGCTTGCTTTGTGGGAGTGTGGAATCAAAAATGTAATAGTAGTTTTTGGCCTAAATATAAGTCCTTCTTTTATTAGTCTTTTAATTAAATTAGATCCTAATAAAATTTTTGTATCTTTCAATGATGATTCCAATAATAATAGTGCGGGAAATAAAGGTGTGGACACTGCTGTCAAGAAACTTAAAAGTCACTTTGATCCTAACCAGATTCGAGTCGCCTTTCCTACGCAAAACGACTTTGGAGACATGAGTCGTGAAGAAATATTGGAATGGAAAGAGATAAATATCTTAGAGAAATAGAAAAAATCCTTGATAACCTTATTGAGGAAAAAGCTCTGCTATCCGAACACATCCGTATGCACGAATCAAAACTTGTCAATGATTCTTGGAGATATAAGACTGAAAAGGGCTACAAAAGGCTTCTTAAATGGAGGAAAATTAAGAACAGCATTGACTACCTTCTCCTCCTAAGAGAGAATAAAGATAATTAATAAACAGTCAAAATAGCATGAGATTAGATCACATTGCCTACAGGGTAAAAGACAGGTACATGACCGCTGATTTTATTAAAGAAGCTTTTGGTTATAAAGTTGGCACAGAATTTCAAATTAAATTTGATGACGAGTCTAAGGCTGACTGTCTTGCGCTGGTACCGCCAGAAACAAGGCATCCAGACACGAAGTTTTGGACCTTTTACGCTTTACAAGCATCCCCTTACGGCTCCATTAAACCGGAGTACCACGCGCCTCCTGAGATTTTTGTTAGCGATGGTAGCGATGGTTCTATCGTCGGAGATTGGGTTGCAGAAAGGGGGAATGTTGGTGGAATCCATCACATAGCCTACCAAGTCGAAGACGTGGGGGCAATCATGAATGAGTGGAAAGAAAAAGGCTACGCGGAATTTTATTCAGAAGAGCCTATAACCTGTAAAGATCCTGACTTAACGCAGGTATTTACAAAGCCATCAGAACTAACAGGAGTAATATATGAATTCATTAATAGAGAAGGCGCGGGATTCTGCAAAGACAGTGTTAAACAGCTTATGGAAAGCACAGCCAAATAATTATCACCATATGCAATTCGAAGGTAAAAATTATATTAACGGACGATGGAAAACTACTAGCGAAACATACACCAAGATTAATCCATCGACAGGAAAAACGCTAGGCATACTACCAAACAGCGGTCCGATGGAAGTAGAGATCGCGGTTGAATCAGCTCGTAGAACTTTCCATAAGTGGAAGAAGGTAAGCAGGTTTGTACGTTCAGACTATATGTATAAAGTTGCTCAAATTATAGAAAGACGTAGAGAAGAGTTGGCGACAGCGATCTCCCTTGAGACTGGAAAAAATTATAACGAGTCAATAGCAGAAGTAAACGAGGCTTTACATATGGCTCAATTTGCGTTTAGTTCTGGTAGATATTCCCATGGAGAAGCGGTAGCGTCTGAAATAGAAGATAAAGACTCTTACATGCTTCGTAAGCCCAAGGGTGTAATAGCAATTATATCTCCATTTAACTTTCCTTTAGCTATTGGAGCGTACTGGTGTGCTGCTCCAGCGATTGTCGAAGGCAACACAATAGTAATTAAACCCAGTGAAGACGCGCCAATGTCAACTCAAATGGCTCTCGAAATTTACGAGGAAGCTGGCCTCCCTAGTGGCGTCATTAATTTGGTGCATGGTTGCGGTAATACTGGTAATCTTTTGGCTCATAGCGATGTTGATCATATTTGTTTTACTGGTAGCGCCGAAGTTGGACAACACATTAGAAAGGTAGCGGCGGAAAGTTGGCACAAAACTACTTCCTGTGAAATGGGAAGCAAATCTGCTTGTATAATTTTTGATGATGTTGAACTTGAATTAGCTTTAGAAGCGACCGTGGCAAGCGCCTATAAGCTCTCCGGACAACGATGTGTTTCTTCGGGAAGAATGATAGTCCAAAGAACTATCTACGATAAGTTCGCAGAAAAATTTGCGACAGAAGCATCTAAACTAAAGACGGGTAATCCTTTTAAGAAGATAGTAGGCACCAGCGGCACCCCCGACGCAATAGGCTGGGTAGATTATAAGCCGGACGAATCAATAAACTATGGACCGTTAATCAACAGGCAAGGGTTCGAAAAAGTTAAAAAATATAACGACATGGTCTCGTCAAACCCTACCGCAGAAGTCCTACTTCGCCCTCAGTATGACGTCTCTGTTAGCGAAACGTTTTTTTCTTCGTTCATGGTTTACAAAACTGAATGGGGAGACAAACCTTATTTAAAAAACGAGGTCTTCGGCCCTCACGTTGCTATTATACCTTTTGATACGGTAGAAGATGCTGTTCGTATTTATAACGATACTGACTATGGGCTTGCGGTCGGAGTGTTAACTAACGATTTTAGAAAAGCTCGCGTAATGCGTGACGAATGTGATGCAGGGATGATTTATTGGAATGGTGGTTCTATTGCCGCCGAATCTCACCTTGCTTTTGGTGGGGTCAAGAAGTCTGGAAACGGTTTCCCAAGCGCCGCAAGAACGTTCAGAGCTGTAACGCACGAAGTAAGCTGGACAGTCAATCACGCAGACAAATTAACTTTTCCACAGGGAATGAAATAAAATATGAAAACTTTTACAAAATGGTTTCTTCTTAACGCTATCGTACTGACAACTATATTTTTTGCAGAAACAAAAGGCCTCGTTTCGTTGGTGGTAAAGAGTGACCTTTCGCATCTTTCTATTGTCATTATGTTGCTATACGTAATCGTTTCTGGAATGGTAGGAAAATTGTGCTATTTGGCAGACAAAACAATACTCTCGAAGGATAAAGACGCCCTGACCAAGCGGGCAGACATAGGCTGGTTTGCAGCCGAACATTTTTTTTCTTTAGGCTTTCTTGGGACAATCATAGGTCTTTGTATTGCGACTAAGACAAACCTTAAAGACACAGTATCTGTGAGTGAAGTCGTTGCTGGCTTAAAGATTGGTTTAAATACGGCATTTTATACTACTATTTGTGGCATTGTATTTAGCTTGCCTCTACAAGTTCAGCTTATGCTTTTAAAATTTAAGCTAGAAGAATGACAATTAGAAAATTTTTTTCATTTAGGCCATTCATTGACGTGCTTTTTTGCTGCTTGTTAATGTTGGTTGCGATTCTTTTCTTACTTAAGACGGAAGAAGAGAAGACAAAGATGAGGCCACCTAACGTATTATACGAGGTGATTCTTACGTGGGACGGAGAAAGCGAAGATGATTTAGATCTTTATGTTCAGTCTGCGTCTGGCCATATAGCAAGCTTCAACAATAGAGAAGGAGGCCAAGGTAGTTTGATTAGCCTAGATCATGACGCGTTAGGTCGACAAAGGAATAACAGCTTGGCTGTAGGAGTAGCGGGGACAGTCGTAGCCTTTAACGAAGAGAAGGTATCTTTTCGTGGGGTGACAGAAGGAGAAAACATTGTTACTGTGCATGTTTATTCGAAGAAGGACGAAGGACCTACGAAAGCCACGATCAAATTAATTAAAATAAAACCCTTTAAAGAATTAGCGGTAAAAGAAAGAGAGTTCTCAACTACAGGGGATGAGAAAATAGCCTTTCGCTTTAAGACAGACGATATGGCAAATGTAATTGAAATAAATGAACTATCAGCAAATTTGGTTAACCCTATTGGAGATTTTCAAGAATAATTATGTGGGAAGAACTATTGAGAGATGTAGAGATTATTAAGTGGGCAGTAGTTTGTATTGCGGTATCCTTATGGGGAATCTCTGCTTATCTACTTTTAAAAGACCTTACAGAAAAGAAGAAATGAATATAGCATTACCAATTTCATTATTAATGATATGAACGATAGACTAATAGCAATTATAATTTTTATCGGTATTGTCGGGTGCTTTTGCCAGCACA